GCCATCGAAACTGAGCGGGCGATCATGATCGGTAAAGCCTAGCGCCACGCCATCGCTGCGTGAAATCCGCCAGCACCAGGCCAGCGTGGTCGTGCCTTCATCGAGATGGGCCTGCAGGTCGGGGGAGAGGGTCTTCATGGATAAACCTTGATATGTGCCGCAACGGCAGCCAACTGACTGGGGACCCGAGTTGCTGGAGAGAGCTGTGATGATGATGCAGGATATTCCCGAGGACCCAGACGACGACAGTGAGGCCGTGCCTGCGGTCCCACTTGAGGATGCCGATCTGACCATTGATGTGGTGAAGGTTGACGCCTTTCTGGACGCATTGAAGCAGGCCTCGCCACCGGAGGATCGGGTTGTGCCGCTGATCCGCAAGCCCGGACGCCGACCCCGATAACGACGACCGCATCCGTGAAGGTGCAAACCTGCAAACCTGCAAGCCGTGCGTGGCCTGAGCCGTGCCCCTACCGCCGAATCTCCACGAGCGGAATGGACGTGATCGACCCGAGCCGCTCGACATCGAGGGTGACGTCGAGCGTGTCGGTGTCAAACCGCACCGGCACATCGAACTCAAATCCAGCGGTGATTGTGACGCCCGCGCCGGGGGCGGTGGTGAAGGTCACAACGCCGGTGGTGGGATCAACGCTCCAGCCCGACATCTGCTCGACGCCGCCGAGTGCGACGCGCACGCTGCCTTCCACAGGTTTGGCGATGACGCGGGTCCAGCTTTGTGCGCCGGAGGTGTAGTGCTTCAGAAGGGCGAAGGCGGTCACGGCTCCATCCCCGGTTCCGATCTGCTGATCTGTGGCGCTGATCGCCTGCGACGGCAGGCTCGATTTGTAGTCGGCCCAGTCCTTATAGCGAAAGCCGTGCAGGCGGCCGCCTCTCGCCTCGAAGAACGCGACCACCGCCGCCAGATCATCGGCGCGGCGGATGCCGTAGGCCACGTCATAGCGACGGCGCGAATTGGCCCAGCTGGCGTTGCGCTCCTCGTCACCGCTCGACAGTTCCACGACCTGCGTGCGCCGTTCCGGCCCGCCGCGCGCCCCGCGGCTGATATTGTCGGGAAACCGCACCTCATGAAACGCCATCAAGTCTCTCCATTGTTCGTGCTCTGGTCCCCGCAACCGGTTCCCACTTGCGGGGTCGCACTCAGATGCCCCTCTGACCTAGCGACACTGCGCGGGCAATGTCGGCGGCGACCTGTGTTCTGGACTGCCGGAAGCTGTCGGCGTCACGCGCGATGATGGTGACATTGACGGCGGGCACGGAGGACTGTCCCTGGCCAAAGCCAGCCACCTCTCGACGCGACAGCACCCGTTCGCCGCGTTGCAGGATCGCCGGAACCTCGTCCGGGCGCAGTCCGGCAAAGCCACCCGAATGCATGCGCGGCGCATTGGCAAAGACCAGCGCTGGCACCATGCGACCGGGGCCCGGGGCACCGACCACGCCACCTGCGTGAAGAATGTTGGCGAACAAACCGCCCGCACCGCCAAGTGCGCCGGAGAGCGCATTGGCGATGGGGCCGAGGATAAATCGCCGCGCCGCCAGCTTGGCCAGATCGGCGATCATCGAGGTGACCAGATCGCCGAAATCGAGCTTGCCGGTCTTCACAAACTCACCCACCGCGTTCTCGGCGCTCTGGAAGGCCCCGACCAGCGTGCTCCCGATATCGCCACCGATGTCCCGGGCCCTGGTGGCATAGTCGGCCAGCGTGGCGGTGACGGCGGCCCAGCCGGTCAGGGCGGTTTTTGCGCCCTCAGTGGTCGCGGTCCCGGCTGCACGGCCAGCCGCCCCGGCGCGACCTGCGGCATTTCCGGTGTCGTCAAGGCCCTCGCCCAGCGCCGTGGCGGCAGCAACAGCCCCGGCCAGCGCGGCTTCGGCCTCTGCCCCGCTGCCGGTCATGGCATCGCGCAGCGCCTGCAGGCTGGCGAGCGGGCGACCGGCGGCATCGGCCAGCATGCCCGCCGCCTCGCGAAACCCATCGGCGCGGGTGCGGGCATCTTCGGCCATGGCGCCAAGGCCAAGGTCAGGTGGGTCCAGGAAGCTGCGCGACAGGGCGGCCGAAAAGGCGTCGGCCGCAGCGGTCCCGGCAGCGGTGGCCGCCCCTTCAAACGGGTTGCCGATCCGGCCCAGCCCGACAGGATCCAGCGTGCCGATCCGCACACCGCCCTCGCCGGTGGCCCATTCCGGCAGCAGCGCCAGTGCCGCGTTCAAACCGTTGATGAAGCGGTTGATGCGGGTGACGACGCCATTCAGCATTGCCTCGACACCAGAAATCAGCCCGTTTGCCGCCTGGAAGGCAAAGTCGCCGATGGCGCCGGGCAGTCCGCCCCAGATCGCCACCGCGGCATCAAAGGCCCCCTGGAAAATCGCCGCCGTCCGGTCGCCGAAGCTGACGACGCCCGCGATGGTGCCCTCAAGTGCTGAAAGACCGGACGCCTTCAGCTCCTCCCAGCCCGCCGCCATGTTGGCAAGGGCTGCGTCGAGTGAAAGCCCCATCCGCGACCACACTTCCCTGGCGAGATCACCCAGCAGCCGGAATGCCTCGCCCACGCCGCCCGCGCCCGCGACCAGCCGTGTGAACTGGAACACCAGCTCGCCCGCACCGACAATCAACGCACCGATGCCGGTGCGGATCAGCGCCCCGCGCAGCACGACCAGCGCCGTGGCCAGCCCGCGCACCGAAAGCGCTGCCGCCGCCAGCCCGGCCACCCAGCGCCCGGCCATCAGGCCTGCAAAGGTGGCGACGATGGACGCCAGCCGCCCGATGTTGTCAAACAGCGCCTTGATCGCAGTTCCCACTGGCCCGGTGGTGCGCGCGACGGCGGCCAGCGCATTGGCCACCGCCTCCAGCGCCGGGGCGGCTGCCACCGCCAGCTGGTTCGAGACCCCGCGCCAGATCAGCCCCAGCCGCGAGATCGCATCATTGGTGCGCTGGATCTGGCTGGCGTCAGCCTCCGAGACCACCACCCCGAAATCCTGCACATCCGCCGTCGCTTGCCGCAACGTCGCCGTGTCGATCCGGGTGAACACCAGCGCTGCCCGGTCGCCGAAAAGCTGCGAGGCGACAGCGGCGCGCTCGGCCTCGGGCACAAACTGGCCCAGCGCCTCCTGAATGGTGGCGATGCGCGCATCGAGCGGCAGGCGTTGCAGATCCTCGGCCGAGAGCCGCAGGCGGCGCAGGGCGTCCACGGCGGGGCCGGTCCCTGCGGCCGCCTGGCTCAGCCGCCGCGTCAGCTGCACGGTGGCCTGTTCGACCTGGCCCATCGACACGCCTGCCAGATCGCCCGCACGTTCCAGCACCTGAATGCTGGCGACCGTGGTGCCGAGCGAGGCCGCGAGCTTGGCCTGCGCATCCACCGTTTGCAGCCCCGAGCGGATCATCGCGGCCCCGGCAGCAGCCAGCGCGGCCGTGGCGGCAGCGGCGGCCAGCGTGGCACGGCGGGCGAAGGCGACGACGCGAGCATTGGCCAGATCCATCTCGCGCGAAAGACGGCCAAAGCCCCGCGCGCCAGCCGCACCCACACCCTCCAGTTCCGCACGGACCTGGCGGCCGCCTTCCGCCACAAGGCGAACAGAGACCCTCTTCTCAGCCATCGCGGCTTCCTTCCATCTGTTCGTTCAGTCGGCGCACCATCACCGCCTCGATCTCGGGCAGCAGTTCGGCGGCGATCAGGGGGTCAATGCCTAAGCCGCTTGCGAGGGCCAGTGCCGCGCCCATGTCCCAGCCGAGCACGGCGCCGGGGATCACCCGCAGCTGCCCACCAAGGCGGCCGACGAGGTCCCAGACCTGCCAGCCGTCTTCCGTCTGGGGCCGGTTCAGTCGTGCGGGGCAGTCGGGGCAGGGTCCGTTGCAGGCCGCGCAGTATCCTTCGCCGCCGCCGAAGGACCACTCGGCGAGGGCGCGGAGACGTTTTTTTCGGCGTCGAGAATCAGACCGCGCGCGACGTATTGGGTCTGGAACGCCTCGAAGACCGGCCAGATTTCCAGAAGCGCGTCGATGCCCTCTGGCGAAACGGGCAGGATATTGCCCGTATCATCGCCAACACCCTCCCAGTCCAGAACGGCGCGACGGGCGACAGCCTTGGCCATGGCCAACGCCAGGTCTTCCTGACTGGCATCTTGGGGCAGGGCCTCCACAGCCAGATCGGCGCGGGCCGAGACCATCAAGGCGGTGGTCAGTGGGGCCACCAGCAGGCGCAGGCCGGGGGCAAGGGGCAGCCATTCGGGCGTGGCGGTCAGGTTCAGGCGGATCATCAGTAGGTCTCCACATCATTGATCAGGGTTGCGGTGCACATCCGGCCAACCACGTTGTCGCGCGCGGCCTGCCAGTCGAATGTCGCCTGAACGCCCTGCGGTCCGGAGATCTCGATCCGGGGGCGCGGCAGATAGACAGCATGCACGGTGAAGGTGAAACTCTCGCCCGATGGCAGCCCGTAGGCGAAGCTGATCTCGGCCGGATCGCCGTTGATCGCCTGGCTGACCAGCGTGCTGTCGGCAAAGCGCACCTCGATCCGCCCCGTGAGTGCCGCGATGCTTGGGTCGGCCCCGTCGATCCTGCCGTCGCTGCGGATGGTCTCGATCCGGTCGAGGGTGTTGGCATAGGTGATCTCGGCCGAGACCACATTGCCCAGCGCGGCGCCATTGCGGCTGATCGCGCCGTTGAAATGGCCGAAGCGCTTCAGCGCCAGATCGGCGGGGGCGCCCGCGCTGGTCGTCGTCGCAATCGCCTCACCCTGCGCCACCAGCCGCGCGGTTGCCGTCAGCAGCCCGGAGTGCTGAACCTGCCAGCTCAGCTGATCCAGCACGCAACCGGAATACATCGCATAGCGCGGCACCTCCGGCATGGCGGTCTCGATGGACATCGAGGGCAGGGTCCAGGACCCGGATTGGAACTCATGGGTGAACGGGCCAATCCCGGTGGTGATTGGATCACCGAACGCGGCCTTCAACCAGAACCCGAAGCCCGCGGCATCGATCGGCACCACAACGTCGCCATCCGCCGTCACCGCGTCCTTGATCGGGGCCA